CCGCCGGGGGGGGGGGCGGTAACCGAGAATCGGGGAATGGAGGAACAACGATTTTCAACTAAAACCATTCCCCACCTATTGACACTACACAGGCAAAACCTATGGTGCCACAAATCGACTTCACTACAAGCCCATGTGCAGTGGGTTTCGGTGAAACGGCTTATCGACGAGTCACACATTGCGTGCAAGCCAGCTACAGGGAACACAAGTCAGCGCGGCAGACGCGGGGGTTCGCAACCGACAACCCCGCCCCGCGTCCTTTGGTGGTCTATTCGTTCGTGTTTTCTTCCGGTTCCACCGCAGCCCACTGGGTGGGGTGACCTTTTCTGGTTGCGGCTGACCGTTTGAACGGGTTTGCCTTTTTGCCTTCCACTTGGAATCCCGTGGGGGATACGTGCGCTTCCACAACAACATCGGCGGCAGCTTTGGGGTTGTGGACCATCACACCCCCGCCGCCGCGACCTTTAGCGGGGATGTCGGAGACTTTGGTGACTTTCCAGCCGTCTGTGCTGAGTGTCAGTATTTCCTCGTCCCCATCAACTGGTAGGCATGCCACGAGGGTTTCGCCGTTGCTGAGTTTCATGCCTACAACACCGGTTCCTGCGATGCCTTGCGGCTTGAACTTGTCGGGGTCGGTGGTAGTTCTGAGTACCTTGCCGCCAGATGACACAAGAAGAAGATCCTGCCCGCCGGGGGTGAGGGTGCCGCAGGCAATCATTGTGGACGTGTCGGGGGCAACGGTTTTGGGCGTGATGCGCTGGGGCAAGCCACCGCCAGCAAACAGTTTGATCTTTCCGCCAGTAAACGCCGTGTACACAACATCACCCTCGGGGATGGGGTTGCCCACGTCAGACAAGATACCCATGTCGGGGTCAAGTTTCCAGAGCGACAGCTGCGCTGCTGAGTCTTTTTTGTCTTTCTTTGTGGGTTTCTCGTCGTAGAGCAGCCTGGTTTTCCTGTCGTAGTGTGGGTCGTCGAAAAGTTTGGCGGTTTCCTCTAGTTCTTTGCGCAGTACTGTGCGTCGGCGTGTCTTGGAATCAAGGATCTTCTGCTTGGCGGCGAGTTCCTTGGTGGTTTTGGTGACTTTTTTCTCTGCATCAAGAACACTGGCTTTGCTGAGCCTACGCAAAGGGAGAGCAGCAACGATTTCGCCTTGTTCGGGGGTGATGTCGAATGCTGCAGCGAGGTCGTGTGCCGCTGTTTTTTCGTCTTTCGCCGCCATGACTACTTTCACGGCTTTTTCTTTGTCGAGCAGTACTTTCGCCAGGGCGGTTTGTTTGAGTAGTTCCTTGTTTAGTTTCGCAGCCTGAGTGGTGGTTTTGTTGATGAGTACTTCTTCACGTAGTTTCAGGAACTCTTCTACCTGTTCTCGAATGGTCCAGAAACGTGGTGCGCGGTTGCGGTCAAGCGCGATCATGAGCACGGTGTAGGTGGTTTCTAGTTTGGTTGACAGGAGGATGTCGCGCCGTAGCTTCTCCATGTCGGTTCCTCGTTTACCGCTGACAACGATGCGGATGGGGTGTTTCATGTCTGACAATAGTTCAACGTCGCGGACTCCCTCAATGGTGCCGTTGCGGGCACCGTCGCGCAGCTCATCATAGACTTTTGGTACAGCGACACCTGGAGGTACCTCTGTGATGGTGACCGTTTTTGCTTTTTCGTCCACGTCTACTTTCCCCCGGACTGTGAGGTTTGCCCTGCCAGTGGATATGTATTTAAGGACTTCTGAACGCCCACCAATGACCTCGCCGCCGGTACCCCAGTCAGGGCCTTCCAAGATGTCAAAAATATCCTCATCGCTGATGTCTGGTTCATCAATCATGCGGATACACAGCTCCATAACCTTGTGTGGGTTATGCTCTGGCACCGCAGAGCGGTATCCTTCCGACAGTCCCATAACCCCGTTTATCAGCAACACGGGGAATGTTGGCGATAGGAATACAGGCTCTTCCGATTCATCGTCATAGGTGGGCTGGAAGGGTACGGCCCGGTCTGCGAGTTCCCTTACTAGTTCAAATCCGTGTTTGCTGAGTCGCGCCTCGGTGTAGCGGTCTTGCGCGGGCGGGTTGCCGGGGGCACCGCCGAAATCACCGATGCCGTCAACTAGTTTCACGCGACTGTAGTTCGCCGCCAGTGTTGATGCCATCATGCCATACATTGCGGCACCGCCATGCGGGTGGAACTGCCCTACTGCTGAGTTCACCAGGCGGGCGGATTTTTTGGGCTTAGCGTCAGGGGTTACGCCGTCTTTCAACATGGAGTACAGCATGCGGCGCGCGCCGGGTTTCATTCCGTCAATCACAGACGGCACCGCGCGGTCTGTGATGGTGTAAAACATGTACTCCAGGTTGTCGTTTTCAATAAAGTCAGCGACTGTAGTGTTTTCCACGATGTTGGCGATTGCCGCAGGGGCTGCTGATTGTTTTGTTTTGTGTGTGGCTTTTCTCATTGTGTAGTACACCTCGTTCTTTCTTTTGGGTTACTTCTTTGTGCTGGGGATCGCGGATAGGCTGCGGGTGTTCATGAGTTGGCGGCGTAGCTCAGCGTCACTCCCGAAAGCAACATACAGCGCGTGTTCGGTCATATCATCAACAGTGATTTGCCGCAGCGTGCGGGTTTCAGGGTTCATGACGGTTTCCGAGAACTCATCAGGGTTCATCTCACCTAGACCTTTACAGCGCTTGACCTCAATGCTGGCGTTACGGTGGGCGCGCTTAAGTTCGGCTACCTTGTCCTGCATTTCCTGCCGGTTCATGGCGTAGTATCGTTTTCCGTCCTCCTTACTGCTTGTGATGACGAACAAGGGCGGCACCGCCACATACACCATTCCTGCTTCCAACAGTGGTCGGAAGTTGAAATAGAACATGCACATTAACTGTGCACTGATGTTCGCGCCGTCAGCGTCCGCGTCGGTGGAGAAAATAATGCGGTCAAACCGGCATTTTTCAGGGTCGCAGTGCTCACGAACGCCAGCACCCAGAATACGTTCCAGCGCAACGAAAGATTCATTGTGCCTCATGGTGATAGTCTCTTTGCTTTTTCGGGGATTGTGCGTGGCGTTCGCATCTACCTCTTTGCCCAGTGGAACGTGGTAGGAGTTCATCTGCTTACCACGCAGCGGGAAGCACGCCTGAAAATCCGAGTCCCTAGAGTTGCGCACCGTATTAGCGGCAGAGTCGCCTTCACAGATGTGGATCTCGGCGTTTGATCCGCGCCCAGTGTTACGGCATGGCACGTATTTGTCTGGCAGAGACAGGGTGCCGGTGTTGTTGCGGCGTTTGGACTGTTTCGCGGCACTCGCGCGGGCTGATTCAATTTTTCGGGTGGTGCGGGCATGGATGAGTGCTAATTCCGCCCATGCCGCCAGCTGGTCCGCGTTCGCTGGGGTGACAACCCACGCCGTGGCCAAGCGTGTGATTTCCTTCTTAAACGCATTGTGCAGCGCCCTGGAGTCTAGTTTCGACTTGTGCTGCCCAGACAGCGATGCCTCCGCGACGCGGGCGTTAATGGCAACACTGATGGTTTGTGCGAAATCCTCTGCTGTGGGGTACGCCTCGCCGCGTTCTAGTTTCAGTCCGCGTACTTTTTTGTCAGCGGCGACCTGTCCTAGCGCCGCCAACGCTGCAGATACATGGCTGCCGCCATCAGCAGTCATGACGGTATTGACGAATGACAATACCGTGGGTTCTGATGATGGGGTAACTGCCAGGTCGAAACCAGCGGTTTTGTTGATGCGGTTTTTACCTGCAGTGATGGTGTAGGATGTGTCGCTTTCCATGAGGATTACGGGTGTGGTGTCGGTGGCTTTTTCCAGCACCGCTGCAGCACCGTAATCTGGACCCTCAAAGCGCTCTGTTTCACCATTTCGGGTGATGGATGTGCGCATACCTTTTGTGAGTCGGGCTGTGTATCCTAAGCGATCGACGATTTCATCAACATTTAGCTCATCCTCAATAGGGAGAGTGTCATCAAAGATGAAGCGGATGACGGTGCCGCGTTTCGGGTCTGTTTTCGCCGCTGGTGTTGGTGTGATTGGGGTTCCCGGTTTCGGGGTGAAGTTTGCCTCTGGATTGAAGGGGCCTTCCTCCCATTCGCCAGCGATACCACAGCAGAATTGTTGCACGTACTTTTTGCCGTCGCGGTACACGGTTACATCGAAACGCCGTGAAATGGCGTTGGTGATGGTCGCACCCTCACCGTTGGTGCCTGCCGTGGCCACGCTGGAACCAAAGTTAGATCCTGAGCGCAGGTTAGCGAGGCATTTCTCGATGCCATTCATCCCTGCTTCCGCGTCAAAGTCAACGGGAATGCCGCGCCCGTCGTCTTGAACCTCGATAGATCCATCATCGTGGAAGGTGAGCTGTACGGTAGTGCCGTACCCGCGTGTCACCTCGTCGCAGGCGTTGTCAATGATTTCACGCGCCGCCGTGGTGTGGGCATAGTCACCTAAATAGCGTTTCGGACGTGAACGGACATGCTCAATGTCCGTTTTGATTTGAATATCTTTACTTGAATAAGTCATTTGTGGTTATCCTTTTGTTTTCCCACATGGTGTGGGTTGGTGTTTATCCTGTTTGCTTTTTTAGCACAACCACGACGTGCGCTGCACCAACGCCACACCCAAACGTGGCAGAAACACTGTTCAAGAGACCTTGCGGCAAACCACGCTCGCCGCAAGGCAAAACAGGAAAACCGCAGGAAGAAAGCATCACAGCTACAAGCATGTGCGGAAGTGTAAAACGCCTGGTAGGATGGGTGTTTACTACAGCAAAACATCCAATGTGCCCACAATAAGGAAAGGTGACACTTACTATGATTGTTTCCCTCTACTCGCAATTCACGTTGCGCAGTGAATACGACATGGTTGCCCTATGTGAAAAACTTAACGAACTATACACTCCCATTGGTGAGCACACGATAACACGCGGGTTCTACTGCAGGCACTGTGCGCAAGTCGTCATGAAAGACACAGAGTTCGATACGTCCTTTGATGATATGTTGAAAACCATGAGGAAAATCCAGGACGAAGTGCTAAACGCTTTCGACATGGAGAGAATCGACATCGAAATTCAGGACGATAGAGGTTGCGGTGTTGAACTGTTTTATTAACGACGAAAACATCCAATTAATAACAGGAGTCTTAACTTAATGAGGAAACATATAGGGAAAACCTTTTCGGTGGCGGCCGCTGCCGCGTTGTGTGTGACGTTTGCACCGTTTGCGTCGGCACAGGACGCTCCCCCGCCACCTGCACCAGAACCGCCACGGTTTTTTGACCAGAAGGTCACCGGCTGGGTGGATGTTGACACGCCAGAACAGAAAATTGACCCTGAGAGCAAAACCCATAAACTCACATGGGAAGTCTCTGCCATGCCGCAACCAAACCATGATGGTGTGCAACAATCCATCATGACGGTAGCCATCCCCAAAAAGAACAATGTGAAGAAAATCACCATCCAGAATAAGGAAGTGACTCAAACCCCTGATTTGGTTAAACAGCAGCTCACGAAATACCGGGAGGCTTCACTGCCGTTGTTTGAGGGGGAGAAACAACCCGTCAATATTGAGAAAATGCGGCGTGTCGTGAACAAAAACCCACTGTATATGATAAACAACGCCACCAACTGGGAGTATTGGCAGCATCTAGGATGGCACCCTGAGCTTTGGGCGGACCAGGCAACCGATCTGCGGGAGGGTTTAGTACGCGGCGAGGACGGCAAAGCCATGAAATCCCCATTTGGTGGGTATGTGTATGTGGTGAGCACCTGGAAAAACGGGGATAAGCATTTCTTTTTATACAAAACCATCCCCGAAAATGTGGTGAACTCTATTGATGTAGAGTCCCCCAAAACACAAGAGCAGCTGATTAACCCTGATTTTGAAAAGAAACCGGCACAGGCCCCACTTGCTGATAGCATCCCGGCGGGACGGCTGTCATACCCAGCGTTGCTGGAATACGCATCAAAGGAAACCTACGGCGGCACCGCGCCCGCCCCTGATTTGATCCAGCACGACATCAACCAGTCGAAAAAACTAGGTGAGGAATCCTACGATCAGATCAGCAAAGAGTTCACCTCAGCTGTGTCAGACGAACTGGGCATTGATGCCCCTGATTTGGCGGAGTACCTAGACTATGCCAATAGTCATGCGCGCGGCATGACAGTGTTTACGGATCCGGCGTACAAAATCCGCAAGGTGAAAACCATTGAGAAGAACTCTGGGGAGGAAAAACAGTTTGGTGACCCCATCCCTGAAATCCTTGCCAACGCAGGCGAAATGTCAGCACAGATAGACAATAGTGACAAAGACTACACCCGGATTTTCTTTGACACTGCGCGGGGTGAAACCAATCTCACCATCACGGCTGAGGTTGAGAAAACAGACCATGAGCAAACCATGCCGGTTCAGGCGTTCCTCAGTCATCTTGTGGAACGCCGCCCAGAGCAGCCTGTGCGCATCGTTGATGCGGGGGCGTACCCATTTGGGCGCGGCTACAAGGATTTGCGCACCACCACACGTGGACCGCTGGTTGAGCAGGAGCGCCCAGGCGACATTTTCGGGAACCAACAGTGCTTTGTCACCCACCGGAAAACACTCACCGGCGCGGGTATGGATATTCCCTTGTCCCCTAATGGTGAGAAAAACACCATCACCCCTGAAAACCGCACCATTGTTGGTGGCGCGGCGGTCTACGAATCTGGGCTAGCGCTGGCGGCCGTGCCTGAACTGGAGGACGGCTGCGATCAAGCATCTGTGCGCATTCCCGCTGCATCAGCGCAACCTGTCGCGGCACCAGTCGAAAAGCACGGTGTTGCCTGGTGGATGTGGGCAGTTGGTGGTTTCTTCGCGCTTCTCATTATTGGCGCTATTGTGCGTGCCATGCGGAACAACGACGATGAAGAAGAACCTGAGGAGGATGCTGTAGACACAGCGACCGCGCAGCCATCCAAGCAGCTTTTCTAGCGCCCTCTAATCTAAAACACGACAGCGCCTCGTTTTGTTACGCGAGGCGCTGTTTATGTTTCTCATAATGGCACCACAGAAGGGATCTAGATGTATTAGTATATCACTTCCTGGGCGGTTTTGCGGCGGCGCTGTAGTTCCGACTCGACGTGCAGCATGACGTATTTCACTTCGCTGCATAGAACTGCCTTCTTCATTGCCGCAGTCACACCTTGTTTGATGTCTGCATGGCTCATCATTTCAGCCAAGTAGGCAACCCTATCGGGAATGTTGTCGGCAAGAACCTCCGGTATCATCGCCTCTAGTTGCCGTGCGATGAGATGTTTGCATTCTTGTGCGATGGGGTTGTAGTAGGTGATGGTCGCATCGAAACGGCGTGGCAGCGCGGCATCAAGCATGTCGGGGTGGTTGGTTGCGGCAATGATGATGCTTTCCCCTGTGTCCTCCTCCAAGAATTGCAGGAGGGAGTTCACAACACGGCGGGCCTCCCCAACATCATCACCGTGAGTACGCTCCGTGGCTAAGGCATCTATCTCGTCGAAAAGGAATACTCCTGTATTTTCGTGGATACCATTAAACAGGATACGCAGCTTTGATGATGTTTCACCTAAAAACTTGGTGATCAACGTATCAAGACGAACCAGGTAGAACGGCATTCCCAGTTCATGGGCAAGTCCACAAGCTGTGGAGGTTTTACCTGTTCCAGGTGGACCTGTGAGTAGAATACGGCGGGCGGGGCGCAATCCATAGTGGGCAAGTTTGTCCACGCACTTGTGCTCTTCCACAACCATTTCTATGGCATACCGAACATCATCAGAGAGCACTAGTTCATCAAGGCGAGTTTTAGGTTTCATGGGCACCACGAGTTCACCAGCGTCGGCAAGTAGCGGCGGCGCGCCGGGCGGGGCGCTTTTTTGTGGAGTGTCTTTGTCGTTTTGACGCTGGTAGTTTGAAAGCAGTTCAAGGATTTCACTAGAAAGCCGCTTCTGGTTCTTTTTCGCCGCGTGTGCGGCAATTTGTTTCACCACGCTTGAAAAATGCTCATTGTCTCCATTGAAATGACTTGCAATAAGTGCTTTCACCTGGTCTGATGTTGCCATTTTTATCTTGTTTCCTTATCTCTGGATTGTTCTTAATTTTGCTTTACCTATAGATCAATGATGCCCCCACACCACCGCTTCTCTCCTCTTTTTCTACGCGCCGCGCCGGGCAGGGGTGCGTCAGCGACAGCGGCGGCGGGCCTTAGTAGTTGCCGTCCACCACCTGCAGACACACCGTGGGCGTGTCAGGTAGTGATGCGCGTACCATGTCAACGACGCGGCGACGATCCTCAATCCAGTACCTGATGTGATACTTTTCGGTGATTTCTTCAAGGTGCTGCCGCTTGAATACTGTGTCCCTACGGTCGTCGGAATCGCCGCGCATCCGCAATTCTGTGTAGGGCACACCGTGCGCATCAAGCCACCAGGAGGTGATGTTGTAATGCTGTTCACGCCGACCAGTCAACACAATAATGGTGTGATTGGTGGAAAGAGCTTTCACTAGGTCAATGATGTTGTGGTTCGGCTCATCGGTTTCAAGCCGCGTACTATCCAACGGATCACGGTGTACTGGGCGGGCAAGAGTGCTATCCACATCCACCACCACGGCGGGCGGCAGCGACGGATACTGCTTGACGGGGGTGAACACAGCTGAATCTGCGCTGAGTTTGTTTTCTTCCTGCAGCTCAGGTATGGTTTTCCATTCTTTGTAGGGGTATTTCTTCCACAACGTGCGAATAACGTCCTCACCAACGCTTTTCTCACGGTGGCGATCCCGTTTGATGAGCGTATGCAGTTCTGGTCGAAAGTCTACAAGTTCAATTTCATAGCCGTTTCTTTCGCAAAAAGCAATGAGTTTTTTCAGGTGGCGTGCCACAAGATTTGTGTCGCTTACCACAATGTTATCGCCTTCTGCGGCGTGCGCAGCGATCAAGGTTTCCTTAACGCTGTTAACTGTTATCTCTTGCTCTTCTGTGCCCACAGCGGGGAAACCCATAAGCGCGCGGATTTCATCTGAGTTGACCTCACGAAATCCGTTTTCATCAACAAGCTTCTGCGCGTAGGTGGACTTCCCCGACGCAGGGAAACCACGGGTGATAATTGCCTTCATCTGCTTCCTTCCTGTGCTATACACTCTCCAGCTTACCGACAAGGGTAGACACACCCCAACTCGCAATGCAAAGGGCACCAGTCGGTGCAGGCTACCTTCCCATAAACCACAAAATGCCGCACAATTTCTTATTCACCACAAAGCGCATTCACAGCGGCACGCGCAACCCAAAAAGCAAGCTTTGGCGGAACAGCATTCCCAATCATCTGCTCAGTATTTGTCCGAGATGCACAGAATGAAAACCAATTAGGAAACGTTTGGATACTAGCTCGCTCTGCAGTAGTCAACGGGCGCGCCTTATCGACGCTCGCGCTATCCCCAGGATGCCCCACATAACCGGCGGGGATGGGGCGGTTCACGCCCCTAATCGTTGGCGACGGCTCACGTACACTAAACACCGCGCGCCGGGCGTAGCTGCGGGGGTGACGGTAGTAATGCTCAGTGTCAAGCTCTGTGCCGAACCAATCAGCGACCGTGGTTGGTGTTGCCGTGGCGTAGGATTCAATGTGTGCGGCGAACAGGTCCACCACATTCTTGTCTTTGTGCCCAAACGTGAACAGGCGTTTCCGTTTCTGCGGCACCCCATACAGGGATGCATCAAGAACCACCGCATGTATTTCATATCCTTGTTCACGGATGTGTGTGGTGGCGCGTGCGTAGGCGCGAGATTTTTGTGATAGCGGCACGTTTTCCATAAGGAAGAACTCTGGCTGCACAATCCCCACCATGCGGGCGAAACTATCGGTAAGGCTCGCGCGGTCGCCTTCTTTGCGTTTCCCCGACGATGAGAAATCCTGACACGGTGGACCCCCGATAAGCCCCACGGCACCGGCGGCGGGATCTGCTAAAACATCAGCCCTAGTGATTACGCTGGGGTCTGTCAAGTCGGCGTAGTGCACGGTATGTTTGGCGTTGGCGCTGTAGCTTTCTACAGCTGGTTCCCAATTGTCGAAAGCGTCCCTTACGGTAAAACCAGCTGTGGTGAACCCGAGGGACATGCCGCCGCAGCCTGAAAACACGTCAATGATATGTGGAAGATCCGTTGTTTCTGGCGGCAGGAACAGTGTGGTCAATTCCCATTGTTGCTTTAAATTATTATCCATATGCATAAAACTAGCAGCCCTTGCCTGTGCTGCACAAAAGCCTTAAAGGCTTAAGAATTTTTCCAACTCAGCAACGTTGATTGCTTTCTCCAATATCAGACCGGCAAACCATGAGGCTTCCACATAGATAGGCTTATTGGGGGCGGCAATGATGTTGTAGAACCCTTGACGTTTGTACATGTCGATACACGACAGCACAAGCTCCGCGTAGCCGTCTTGTTGATAGATGGGGTGCCCCAACAGAAAGAAAAGACCATTGGACATATGCCGTGGCGCGGGAGCGCTGCTCTTCTCAACGCGGCGCATATCCTCAAAACCACACCCTAAAAACCGGGCAGCAACGTCAACAGGCATGCCCAGCATTAGTCGGACAGCGGGAAGATCCAGCCCTCTGGGAAACGGATAAGGGGCGCTGTCCCTGTCGGGGAAACTATTACGCCAGTCGCTAGGGATGCAAGGAACCCACACAGTGTCATAGTCCCCGACAACAAGACTCACACTGGGATCTACGCTGGTGGTGCTTGCGGTGTTGTTTGAAAGTTTTCCTGGCATACCGCCTATTCTAACCCCAACGCGGGCATGCGACTCGACAACTACGGTGCGCCCACACCACCTGCTGGACCAATGCGGGGCTGGTGATGATAAAATCAATACCATGAAACTGTTGTACACGTCACAAGAAGACGTTGATTCGAGTCTTTTTACCACAGCACATACCGGCGACGCCGGCATAGACCTAGCCGCAAATGAAGACGCATTTCTGGCACACAACCAGCAAAAACTAATCGGGACAGGAATCAGTGTCGCAATCCCAGAGGGATATGTTGGATTACTGTGCACGCGATCAGGAAACGCCCACAAAAAAGGACTAGTGGTTGTCAACTCCCCCGGCATCATCGACTCAGGATACCGAGGGGAACTAAAAGTCAACCTCACAAACCGGTTCTGTGGAGCCGCCCACATCAAAAAAGGAGACCGGATCGCCCAACTAGTCATCGTCCCCTGCATAACCCCTGAACTAGTCCGCGTAGACGAACTGCCTGAAAGCCATGACGGGCGCGGAACCAACGGACACGGCTCCACTGGAACCGCAGGCGCATAAACCCCCAATAACCCAACTAGAAAGCCACAGCAATGAAAACTCAAATCGAGTTTGTCGTAGAAATCCCCGAAGAACTCCCCACACGCAAGGCACAAAAACTAGCCCGGAGAATCGCCAACAAACTGGATCCCGTCATGGACCGCATGTTCGGCGGGCACGGCGCAATGGACGGCAACCGCTTCACCACCGTCATCAACCGACGAAACCACACCACCGCCCCCAACATCACCCTAGAAACCGACGTGCCAGCCCAACACCTTGATTTCCAAGTCATAGAGCAACGCGCAATCAAAGCCTGCACAGAAGTCAAAACCACAATGCTTCCTGAAAGAATCCCCACGTTCATCGCATTCACCCACTACGACGACACAAACAACGAGCCACAAGTCATCCTCCACGATCTGTAGCCCAGACAACCACCAGAAATAGGGCACAAAGCAACCCCCGCAACCGCGCCGAAACGCGAACCTGCGGGGGTTGCTTCTCGCACATCAGGGATTTTTTAGCGAATCCCCAACTTTGCAGTACATGCTGGCCAAGCGCCCCAACCCTGACCTGCCTGCACCTTCTGAGCAACCTCAATTTGCTGCTCACGGCTGGCCTGGTAAGCAAACGCTACACCCTCAGCAGAAGTGCCACGCTTGTAAGCATTCCACGTTGTCGGGGAGAACTGCAGACCGCCATGATAACCATTGCCAGTGTTGATAGCCCAGTTGCCACTAGACTCACACTGAGCAAGACGATCCCAGACGCTACCATTCGCAACAGCAGGGGCGGCAGCAGCCGCACGCGGGGCCTGAGCCGGTGCAGCTGCAGGAGCAGAATGCGGCTGCGGAGCAACCGTAATCGTCATGCGCTTAGGCTTAGCACCGGCAACCACAACGCGATCCGCGCCGGGTTTGATTGGTTGACTGTAGGTCTTTTCCTCTGGCTCTCCACCGTTAACAGTTGTAGTGCGGGTGATGGCGGCGGCTTGCTGCGGCGCACCTTCACTTTCAACATGAACCTCACCTTGTTCTAGGTTAGGGTCAAGACGCTCCACGACGTTTTGGGTTTCCTCATGCTCAGCCGCGAACTCTTCTGTTCGTTGCTGAGTACTGAACGTGACACCAGGGATTACGTTGGTTGCGTCGATCTGGTTTCGTACATTCTGGTCCAGGGGAAGAGGAACGCTGACGTTGTGCTCAACACCATTATTGGCATCTTTGATGTTGATGTCGGTGTTGTCTACCCTAATATTGGGATTTGTTTTCAGGAAATCAATGGCCGCGTTCTGCGCGGCTGTTTCCACGTCCTTTTGGATGCGTGTCAGCTCTGGCGGCAGCGGCGCAGGCGCGTCCTGTGCGATGGCGGCGGGGGCTTGGATGAGTCCGATTCCCACGATTGCTGTGGGCATGGTGAGAAGTAGCTTTTTCCTCAAATTCATAAGCATTTCCTTATTTGGGTTGGTGGTCTTTTGGGTTACGTCTGACAAGTTTACCAAAACGTTACCAAACAGGGAAACGAATACTGGATGTTCCCCCGTTTGGTAATGGTCAGCGGCGGCAAACCTTGCTGCGGGATACCTTATCAGGGATGAAGATGGATGTGATGAACAAGTCTGGATTGATGCGGATCTTCACCCTCGCGTCAGGGGCGATTCCATCAAGTTCCTGCTTGTTGAAACCCGCGATCATGGGGTGCGTCATGATAACTGGCTTGCCGACGTTGAGTAGTGGCACGTAGGTAATTGTCTCTGCTTTTAGGTCTGCCGACTTAAACCTAGCGTCGATAAGTTTGGTTTCGCTTGCTGTCTTGTTTTTGCTCATGTTTTTGTCCTTCTTGATGCTTCTTTATAGTCCCCAACTAGTCTGAGGAAAATTCGGAGGGGTTGTGTTTGTGCATAACACTACGCCAGCAACAATCCTTTTTGATTTCGTGTCACTGGCGTAGCAGGTTTTCAATAATGTGGGCACCGTCATCACTGTGCAACAACGCCCCACCCACATAATTTTTTATGACTTTAGTCACTTATAGTTTGATGAACTGTTCAACGATGTTAGGGAGGGATGTGTCAAATCCAACAACGTTGGTGCTTAGTTTATCCTCAGGGTCAGCCATTGAGGACCAGTTGGCATCAAACTGAATGCCGATCATTTTGGCGTTAATGCCCGTTTCGCGGCGATACTTTTCAAGCAGCTGCCAGACATGGTTTCCACCCCAGTTTTCGTTGTCAGTGTAAAGGATGAAAACATCAACCTCCAGCTTATCCTTGATTGCCTTCTCAATAAGTAGTCCCGCGTTCGTTCCGCCAAAGAAACCGCTTGTGTTAAGGACATCACGAGCGTACTTGGATGGAGGCAGCTCCAAGTCCACATGTGAAACGTCTTTCAATTCCGTGGAAAATGAGTACAGGTGATTCACATCACCCATTTGGGCAACCGTTTGTGTCATCGCGGCGGCAGCAAGCATCGCGGTCAGATTTGAACCTGATGAACCCACGTACATAGTCATTGATCCTGACACGTCAATGCCGTGCATGACTCGCAGTCCATTGATCTTCTCAATGTTCCCGAATGCCAGATGGTACGCTTTGGTGAGCATATCTTCCCAACGGCTATCCCGATCCAGGTTCATTTGAGCAACAAGGATGTTCATGGGGTGCAGGCGTGCCCGCTTGATTTCTTCTTCATTGGTGAAGCGTGCTTCCATCAGTTCAACGAACTCAGCATCCCCGTCAAGTCCAAGCTTGCTGAAACGACGCAGGTTGCGTAGTGCCGCGTTCAACGGTAGATTCCCATAGGTAAGCAAGGTTTTCCACACGTTTGGTTCGTTGTGGCATTCTGTAGGTAGTTGCTCCCACGAGGTGATGCGCCCAGCGTGAATAAGTTCCACGGCTTTTTCAGGGTGTTCTTGAACCTCCAGGAACCCCAGAAGAGTTTCTGGCAGGTCGTCTGAGACTTTCCCTTTTGTCACCCACCGAAACAGCGCAGCTGTTTCCTTGTCTCCTGCTTTAGGGTGGGATACGCGCAGCATATCGCGGTGAGTCCAGCCTTCACGGTTGCGGTATTTGGTCATCTGGTAGGCAAGCCCATCAGGTTTACGGCTTGTGTACCAGTTCGCTACGGCGCGGCGTAGACCGCGACCCCATCCACGATGGTTCGTGGCGTAAGACACGAACAACGCGAGGTGCGTGAAGGTACGCGCTACAGCATTCAGGTTCGCCAGCGCATAAGAACGTGTCTTCTCGTTGGGTGAAGCAGATGCCAGTGCCAAAGCGAACAGCGCTGTGTCGTTTTTAGGCGCGCGCCCCGACTTGCTGACCTCTACGACGGTATCAACAAAAGCTGTGCCGTCTTTTTTCGCCATTTCTATGAGGAAGTCAGCGTTTTCCTCCACCTTTGCGTCGGCATTGAGGTAGATCGTGGGGTTGTCGGTCCCCAAAATGAGGATACGCAGAAGCCTCTCCTGGTCGGATACGGAAAAGACGTATCCGCCAGCGTGGTTTTCAGTCATGTCGCCGCGAGCTTTTCGACCCGTTGGCGACACGCGAGTATTGAAACGCTTTGTTGCGCTCATGGCGTCTCCTTAAAAAACAGGTATGGATTGTTGACATGTTGCATGATAGCAGCTGTGTCAAGGAATCCTGAAGTCACGGTCCACACAAAGCAAAACCCACCTGATTATGCAAAAGCAATCACAGGTGGGTTATAGCTATGATGATATGAAAACTGGATGATGGTAGCCATCTCTTTAAGGGTAACACGACATTCATAAAGAAAGCAACACACCCGCCATAAGTTTTTGAGGTGTTTGACATCACGTGGTATGGTCTTGTCTTAACAGCCCTACAAAGCCGCCTCTGCAGCTATCAAGCGTATGCGTCCCGCTTTGCAGCCCTGATGGGATTAAACCCATCTTTTTGGTTTTCGTGGTGAGTGCACGCACTGTGAAAACAAAAGCACCGCAGTCTCCAACAAGCAGGAGCACTGTGGTGCTTTCTTATACCACTACGTTCCTCATGGTTTTAAAGTGTCACTAGTCACAATTTCATTTTCATGATTGTATACCGACACGTTGACTCCCACGCTTGTATGCTTTGACAGTTCCTCCGCAGTTGAGAGGATCCGGTCAATACTGTCCGGGAATGCCAATAGCTTCACATAGTCGTAGTTCGCCCCCTCGCGGCTTTCCATGACGGTGCCCATGCCGCGCCATGTTCCAAGTAGGGTGTCATAGGCACCAGACTTGCCTTTCGACAAGCCAGTGGTATCTGTCTCCAGCACATAGGTCCACATTGGGTGTCCCCCGATGGTGATCCCGTTGGGGAGTGCAATTGTGTTCACTGATAGAATCCTTCCTCACGTGGAAATTCTGGGGTCTTTTTTATTGTTCTCATTGTGTTTTGTTTTTGTGATAGTCGGATGCCCGCCATGTCTAGTGCTCTAAGCCAGGATCCAATACGGCGGCGGTAGGTGGATTTTTCTGCCATGCCGGGCGTGCGGTATTCGTTGAAATCACGCCAGGAGAAGCTTGTCCGTAAATCACCTTTTCGTTTCCTGTCTTTGATGCACAGTAAGTATGCTTGCTGCAGGTCAAGAATGAGCCTGTCTATTGTTTTTGGTTTGGCTCCAACCATAGGCACCTACCTCCTTTTTGCTTCATGAGTACTACTTTACCGTGTTTGGTTTCGCAGATAAACCCAATGCCAATTGATGTGTGGTTTGGTTAGGTGGTTTTTATTGACCGCGCGCGTCATCAACAATTCCAGCAAGCCCATGAAGTACGCCAGAGAGAAGATCGCCGCCTTGTTCAGCTATGCGGTCTCGCTGCTCCTGGTCTGGGAGGAGGTTCCGTATCCCATCGTCGAAACGTTCGGTGTCGTTACGCAACCCGTCAATTGTTCGGGGTTTCTGCGCGTTTTCCAGTTCCCTGCGTAGACGCTGAATCTCTTTGTCTTTATTTCCTAGTTCACTCCGCAATTCACTGTTGATGCGGTTTTGTTCACCTAATTCGTTGTAGGCTTTGAACGTTGCGGTTGCTGCACCGGCGGCGGCGAACACTGCCACGGCAAGCAGGACAGCAAGAACAAATGTGATGATTTTCATGCGCCGAGTGGTCTCACGTGGATCTTCTGGCACCGTGAACCGTACTTCCTGTGGTGACTGCGGCTGCGGGATAATGGGAATCTCCTGCGTTTCCTGAATGGAGGAAGTGTATCCTTGCGGCGGGAGTGTAGGTTCAGGGGTGGGGATGGTCATATAAATCTTCCCTTCTTGTGGTTGTTTTGTTGACTTGTTGATCTTATCACCAGCTACCCACCAATACACCACCCCACACATGGGGGCAGCAGGTGGGTGTGGTGCTTGCGTTAATCGTGACAAGACAGCATTGTTAAGCATGAAGAACGCAAGCGACGAGCGCCTGCGTAAAGTATGAATTTTATGAAAGGAAATATGTAATATGCATGGTTTCAATGATATTGAGAACATGGTGACAAACCAAAAGTTCGTGGTGATGGGTACCCAATACTGCAGCGCAAAGGGTATTGATGCTGCCTGCCGTGTTGGTATTGGCGGGCAGGTTCAGCTGGCACCAGAACCAGATAACCCAAAGGATCCCAATGCAATCAAAGTCATGTTTGAGGGATTACAGATTGGGTATGTAGAAAGTGATAAGACCAGTCTCGTTGCGGAGGCGTTTGCGAAATACCCAAACACAGTGGCAGAGGTTGTGGACATCCGTGAAGGCTCAGGAGTTCGCCCCCCAACTGTTTTCTTTATGCTTAATTTAAGAACTACTCCACCCCAGAATGGGGCTAGTTATAGTTTCGACTATAGCAATATCTACGACGATGGCACGTCAGCGACTATGGCAGGCCCAGACCGCTATGAGGTAGCTAATATTTTGTTTCAGGAGGGCAAAATAAACCAAAACGGTGAGAGGATTCGTTTTGTTTTCCCCAAAGAAGACCCCAAAAAGGTTATTATCTTGGTGAAAGCTTATCCACGGGAAGTCCCGCACGTGACGGAAGCTGTGGAGGCTAGAAACTTTTACGAATTAAACGGCTTTGACGTTCAAATCAAAGCCTGCGCGCCTCACTGAAAGGAAATGATGGCTAAGGCACCAATAAACACACAAGGCACCGTAGTGGACGATGATACGGTGGAGGGGCCTCCGCTGATTCAGCAACTAGGCATGTACATGCCACGTATCCGGGAAGGTAAAAGCGACTCGCGTAGGGAAATCCGCAACATGGAATCCTCTGCGAAAGAGCTTTACCAGCAACGCTTAGGTTTTGCGCGTGGGCTTTTGAACAACAAAGACAAGCTGGAAAGCGATGGCATCCGCGCGGTCTGCAGCGCCGCATTAGTCCAAGAATGCCATGACCTATCCATAGGTTCCTTCTACGGTTTGGAAGGATGGGTGAAAACCCTCATGGAAAAAGAGGGCGGCGAGGTCATGTTTTTCAGTATGCTGCAAAGCTCAATAAATAGGATTAACGCCGAAAGATCCAAACACGCCAAGGCAGTTGCTGTTGCCGCGATAGTGTGCGTTATTTCTATTACTGCTTTTGTATCAATGACGTTCTTCACAACCAATTCCATCTTTCAGGGGATTGTTGGGGCGCTGGCGGCAACCCCCGCCCTTGTTGCCCTAGCTCGCACAGAATCAACCTGGGGGAAAGTCAAAAAAGCCATTGAAGCTGAGTGCGGTCCAAACCGCATCAGTAAAAATCAGCTCGAAAAATTCACTAAAGTAGAAGATATACTGCTTGGGGGGTATGAGCCTGAATGGAGCAGAGACAAAAGTCAGCAGCTTTAGGGAAACCTTTCATTTCCCACCGTATAGGGGGTAGTAAGTGGCGGGATGATATGGTGAGCAGATAACATACATAGGTGCGGCAAAACAGCAACGATGCCGCACCTATTTTCATGCTGAGAAGAAAGGAAGAAAAATTTGTATACAGAAGAAGAGAAGCAGACTTACCGCGCCACTATGGCATCCGCACAAATAGCGCTGGCGCGGGTGAAATCCCGCCCAGAACTGTACAAAAAGGGAATGAACGACAAGGTTTCACCAGTTGTTATTCCAGCGTTGGGCAGCAGTCGGTGTAGCTCAATCGCAACTGCCGTGCGCCGGTACCTTGATGCGGCAAATAATCCGCACTCACTGGTTGTACCAGTAACCACGATGGTAAACGGTACTGTGTTAACGGCAATCTACATCATCAATGAAGATAATGTAGATGTGCTTGACGAATGCGAAAACATGGATGAACTGGAAGGTCGTGGCGACATAATCGCGGTGGAGATTTTACGTTTCAACAGCGCAGACCCCGATGCGATCAAGGAACAAGTACAGCCATCAGGTAACGCACTGCATAACGAGTGGCTAGTTGATGCCGTGCAGCGTCTTTTCGGACACTTTCAACCCACCTGAAAAAGACGACATACGCCACATAACACAAAAGAGAAAGCGGGTGCGCAGCGCAATTTGCTGGCACCCGCTTTTTTCTATGAAGCCAGATCCCCTTTTTGATGAGAGGATCTGTGTTTACGTGGTTACTTCATGCTAGTGAAGTCTTCACGCTCAATTGGTGGTGTTTGCTCGCCGCCAGTACCGGTTTCTGCGATGCCGGCGCCTGCAACTGTCTTGTTTCGACGAATTGTGGCGTACACCCCACCTAGTGCAACGATTAACACCATAAGGAGTCCACCTAGCCATTGAATACCTGCGGCACCAGTCTTGGCCAAGGTTTCCTTGATGGTTGATTTTTCTGGTTCTGCCTGCTTATCGGTTGTTTTATCAGCGTCCCCAGTTGTTGTTTTCGCATCATCTTTCTTATCGACGCTCGCGGTGTTTGCGTTGTCGCGGGCGCGGGCGTGCCCGCGTTGTGTGTCGGCGCCGGCGGGTTTGCCGTTGTCTGCGGCGCTTCCGCGTTGCAGCGCACTAGTTCCTGCTGGCGTGACGGTGACGGGGACTTCAAGGAATGTTTTTGTCCCCTTGTGCTCCGCTACAATCCCGATTTTGTGTGCACCAGTGGCATCTTTCGGCGGGGTGAGCGTCACCGTTCCTTTTGGATCCACCGTGACCGCCCATGTTTTGGGAATGGAGTTGTAGTCAACACTGAATGTTGTTCCTGCGGGGATGACACCCTCAATGGTGGTTTTGGTTTGTTTCCCTGCCTCCACGTCAACTGCGCGGTAGGACAGCCCTAGTGTGGGTGCTGTTCCAACGGTGGCGTGCGCGGTCACTGTCTTGGTGGATTTGTCAGGGAACTCTATCCTCACGGGAATGGACACGTCTTTCGCGTCAAGGGTGCGTGATAGTGTCACAGTGCCTTTGGAGTCAATGTGGGCTGTCCATTCTTTTGGAATGTCCTTGTCGTTGATGCTGAATGTGGCATCTTTCGGCAGTTCTGCGTTTCCTTCAACCGTTGGGGCAATGGTGGCGGTGTCGCCTGGCAGTACATCTTTTGCTGGCGGGTAGGTGATGCCAAATCCATCTGCGTCGAATTTCACTGGTTTAATGACAGCTTCAACTGTTTTGCTGGATTTGTCGGGATAGGTGTAGGTGATTTTCAGCGTGTGAGTTTCCCCCACCTTCACGCTCGGCGGGGCGGGGACGGAGAGTTCACCTGTGTTGGGGTTGGTGACGCGGGCTGACCATGCGAACGGGATGGTGTTGTTGTGCAGCGTGATTTTCGTTCCAGCGGGAAGGTCAGAGTCCCCGGACTGGTTTACTGTCACGGTGCGCCCTGGTTTGATGACGGTTGTCGGGTAGGAGGGGGTATTGTCTTGTGCCATACTGGATACCACTGACATGTCTATATCCTGGTGGTCGCTGGAACCGTCTTGGTAGGTAATTTTCAGATGGATGGTGCCGGTGTCGCCGTCTGTCGCCTCGGCGGGCGTGGTGACTGTGGCAGCACCGGTGGCGGGGTTCGTGGTGGTGCGCCACCCATCAGTTGCGGATTCCACGTCTACGGCAGTGACTTCTTTCGGCTTGTGGACGGGAATAATGGTGGCGGTTTGCCCCGCGATAATGGTGTTGCTTGTTGGATATGTCACATCAAAGCTGTTGGCGTTGCTTTGAGTGACGGTGATTTCACCCTTCACATCATCCGTGGTGCCGTCACTGTAGGTGACCTTCACTAGGTAATTCAGTGTCCCCGTTGGCATGTCGTCGGGAAGTTTCGCTGCGATGTCGCCTTCTGGCGTGACAGTGACATGTTCCCCGCCACTGGTGATCTCATATCCTGCCACGTGGTTTTTGGGAGCGTCGATAACTTTTGTGGCGCCGTCGCCGCCCTGCCTGATGGTCATGGTGTCCACTCGCGGGGAGAACACGCGGGCATCATCAGATAGCACTTCTATAGGCACGTCCACGTTATCTGTGGTGCCGTCGGTGTAGGTGATGGTTGCTTTGATCGTGTGGTTCCCTGCAGGCGCATCAGCGTTGGCGCGGACAGTCATGCCGGTTGCCGTTTTCTCGACGCTGACTCCCTCGGGGAGTTCGTTGACAGATAGTTTCGCTGTGTCGGGTACGCCGCCAACGGTGATTGCTGCGGTTGACAGTCCACGTGTGACACTGACGGGTTTCACCGTGGGGGTGTGCTTGTCGGCAAGTGGGGTGACAGTGACAACCATGCGGTGTTGCTTAGTGGAACCGTCGCGGTATTTGAACGTCACGGTCACTTCATGCTCTGCGGGGCGCATGTCGAAACCAGGGGCGGCGGTGATGTTGCCTTCCTTGTCGCTGTGAATCCACGGCACGTCAGCGGTGATGGTGGTGCCCTGTGGCGCGTTACTGGGGGTGGTTTTCCTCTCTCCAGGGTACAGTGACATGCTCGCAGGCATGGTTGTGTGTTGGTCTGCCAGAGTCACGGTGTCAATGACCGCGTTGACATCATCGGTTGTGCCATCGGTGAAGGTGATCCTCACGGGAATGCTTGTGGGTTCACTGGTAGATTTCTGCCAGTCGGAAACCGTCAACACTGCTGTGGATGAGTCAATGGATACGCCTTTTGCTGGTGGATTCGCAACAAGCTCTGCTTTGGTGATGGTGTTGGACGGAATGGGGTTGCCGTCCACCATAGGGGTTATCACGGTGCGTTCTGCGCCGCTTTTAATGCTGGCATGGAACTGCGGCGTACCATATTTCACAGCAAGCGGGGTTGCCACGGTAACTGTTGCGTCCACGGTTTCTGTTGACTTATCAGCATAGGTGACGGTCAGGGTGAGTTTATGTTCTTCTGTTTTCGTGTCCCTATATGGGGAAACAATAAGGTCATGACCTTTGAGCATCACCCAGTCGGGCGCGCCTGCAGGCAGTGTCACCGTGGCATCATTTGGGATCCCCGAAATGGTGGTCTGCGAGATTCTTCCTTGCGGCACGGTCACTGGTTTTACTGTGGGGGTTGTCGTGTCCGCCTGGGTTTGAGTGGCAGGGGTGGGCGCGGGAGTAGCTGGGTCTGCCGGTGTGTCGGCACCGGCGGAGGTTGCGGAAAGAGGGAGGAGGGCTGCAGTGATGAGCGCGGCGGTTGTTGTTTTATTCAATGTGTCGTTTCCTAAAAATCATTTACTTTTATTGGGTTTTATTCAGCATCTTATCAGAGTATGGGCAATGCTAACGCCAGATGGAAACTTCACTTGAACTTCCTCCGTGCCAGTTACTGGCAAGGCAACTAGCGCTGGGGGCAAGATATGGTTCGCTCACCTGGCAATACATCCCAGAAGCTACCCCCCGTTTTGCAACCCGATCCACCCTCAGTTAATATAAATCATGTCAGCAACAA